CTTGTTTTGCAGTTTCAAAAACAAAATCTGAATCGGTAAGTTGACTTGAATATGCAAGAGCTTGTCTAATATCTTTATCTATTAAACCCCAAGTTTTATCAAGTTCTTGAGTTGGTATTCGTATTAATTCCATAAATACATTAAAAATACTATATTGTTAAGCACTTTTTTCGTCAAATATTTCTAAATAACTAACCATGCCTTCAATTTTATTGGCTGTTGCAGCTTGTATTTTTAATATATCTCCAGACTCTAATATCAAAGGTGAAACAACACCATTATCTGTCGTATCTGCTGCTAAATCTTTATGATAAATTTTATAAGTAGCACTAGCTGAAGTATCAGTAACAGATATTTCAACTTGTATTGCAGAAGCATCATCATTGTTTATTTGTATGCTTTTAACAATAGTAGTTCTATCTGTTGGTACAGTATAAATAGTTGTTAAATTTGTTGTACTTAAATTAAAACCAGAGTTTTTATATACATTAGCCATAGTATTTATAGTGTTAAGAAGGGGAGAGTTGTGGTTGTGGTGGAAACTCCCCCCATCCTAACACTACCTTTTAAACCAAGATGGAAGTCCAAGATGAGGTCTTTTGTCAAATAAGTTGAACTCTGAACCTGGTGTTTTTTTATTATTATAATGAAGAAATACTTGGCAGCATTCTTTGCCTTTAAATTTATTTCTCCAATGTTCTAATTCACAACCTCTATATACCAACATATCGCCAGGATTTAAAGAAACTTTTACACCTTTCATTCCTTCTTTACCAGAGGGTTCAAGGTATATATCCCATTTATCGCCACCTAAATTCATAGTCGTTGATATTTCACAAGAAAATCTATCTTTGTGTCTTTTTAAAACATCACCTTTTTTATAAATTCTTGCATAAGTATAGGCTGGTTGTAGCTTTAGTCCTGTTGTTTTTTCCATTACTTGTTGGCATTTTAATAATAAAGTTTCCATAGCAATATCAGAATAACAAGAATAAGTATTTGGTATTTGTTCATTAGCACCTTCATAATATCCAAGTATAACTTCATAAGGTGAAATGTATCTTGATTTCATACAAGTATCGTAAACTTGTTTTTTCATTAAAAAATAATTGTAAATAAAAGTTGCTAAATCTTTTGATATAGCTTGTTTAATAACTGCGTATTTATTTTTCTTAAACATCTTTTGCCATTTCTTTTGGCACAGCTTGTATGTTCCAATGTATAAATCTAAATGGTTCTTTACCATGATCTACTGCAAACTCATGTTCTAAAAATCCTGGAAATATAATTAATGTACCTGGTGTAGGTTTAAAATGTATAAGCTCACTACCATTCCATACACCTTTGATGTCTGGTTTCATTTTTAATTTAGTGGCTCTTGCACCTGTTCTTGGTTCATGGAATATTGGATAAGAAGTTTTGTCTGAACATTTTAAAAAATAAAATCCTGATACATGTTGATTCCAATGTATGTGTGCAGAATGATGACCACCACCTTTTTTAGCAAACTCTTGTACCCACATTTCGGAAAACATAGTTGTATATTGTGTCATATCAAAACCTTGATGATCTAAATATTCCCAAGACTTTTGACCTATGTAATTTCTAAAATCTAAAAAATCATTATCTGCTGTAAGTGGTGTAGAATGATAGGATCTACCAAAATCACCATGTTCTTTTATATATTTTTTTTCTCTGTTTCTTGCTTCTTTAATATATTTGTTACTAGCTTTGTTTAATGATTTGATAAACTCTGGTTTTTGTTCAGACCATATTGTTGTGTTAAAATAATTATTTATATACATATTATCTAAATGGTTTACCTAGATGCCAAACAACTAGACTATACCTTACTCCTTGTGTTACTGGTTTTACTCTATGCCATACAAAACTAGGAAATACAATGATAGAACCTTTAGGTAATATTTCTCTACATTGTATTCTGTGCTTTGATTCATCTCTCATGTGGGGATCATAGTTTCTAAAGTCAAACTCTAGTTCACCGCCTTTATATTCTGAACCATCAGTAAGTTGACAGGTCATAGAAAGTTTTCTTATTCTACCATGTTCAGGATTGTTAGGATCTTTACGATCATAAGGTTTATCCCAGCTATCACAATGCCAATCATAATATTGATTAAGTTTATATTTTGTAAATTGACAAGACTCTGATCTTTCCCAATCAAAGTTCCAACCAGCATTTTTATTAGCTTCATGCACAAAAGGATGAAGTTCTTTGTATATCCATGTGTCATTCAACCATACTAAATCAGAGTTTCTTTTTCTTTTTAAATCTAATACTTCTTGTTTTTTTAATTTTCTATCTCCATAGCCACCAGTTCTTGCCATAACTTCTTTTTGATTATTAGCATATTTAATGACTTCATCACAAAATTTAGGTGTTAATGCTGATTTAAAATACCAATAGTAATTAGATATATTCATAAGTTATTGTTTGCACAAAATTTAAACTATCTTTTTGATTGTTAGTTAAATAATACATACAAGTAGAAGGAAAAATAATAAATTGATTGTTTTTTAGTTCTATATCCCAACTTCTACCTTTTCTTCTGTTATCTTCATAATGTATTCTAACCATACATTTATCTACTTTTGTGCCATACAAACAAGTATAATCAGGTGAGTTTCTTAAATCTACAGGGTCTATGTTGAGCAAAGGGATAGTGATTTCATTAGGTTTATAAATGTTTCCCCATGTTTGTTTGTTAATTAAATTAATATTATGTTCTACATTTACATGATCTCTAATAAATGTATTAAGCATATCCCAAGTTCTTGAGAATGGAAAATCTTTGTTTGTTATTTGTGATTGTAAAGTATCTGTAGATAATTTATCTCTGTCTATTTCAAAACCTTTTGGCATTGAAACATCACCATAAATTAGATGTACTTCTGATAAGATTTTTTTTTGTATTCCACCACCCATAAAAGATTATGCCATTGAGTCTGTAACATCCCAAGTTTGATTATCTTCATTCCAAACATAGTGCCAGTTATGAGTTCCTGCTTCGTTTTGTGATTGTTTTTCAGCAGTTAAATCTGGTGCATCACCTATTGGTGATTTCCAAGAAGCTGTTGCAATATGTTTTACCCAAGAAGGATAAGGTTTTTTAGCCCAAAAGATTTGATTATCTTCATCCCAAGTATAACCTATACCTGCATAGTTTCCTCTAAATGCTTTTGAGTTGTCGCCTGAACTATGTTTATTACCAGATGTATTGTATGAAGTTTGAATCCACATTTGAGCAGCCCAGTTGTTGTGTTGCTCTAAATATTGTTGACCTACTGCTTCATCTTCTACACCATCAGCATTTAACATATCTTTGTTATCAAGTGTTAATACTTGAATAACTTTTCCATTAGCTCCTAGTTTTGCAAAATGTGCCATAATGTTTCTCCTTATATATTAATTTTAATTATCATTCAACTATTGAAATTTATATCTTATTACTACTATACCAGATCCTCCTGCACCGCCTGGTTGATTAACTCCTGGAGAGCTGGATGTACCACCTCCACCTCCACCACCAGTGTTAGCTGTTCCAGCTTGTCCTGTTTTTTCAGGGGTAGGAGCTGGTCTTGGACCAAATCCACCTCTTCCACCACCGCCAGAACCACCTGCAGTATCTGAAGAAGTTCCTGAACATCTATTAGTTCCTCCACCACCACCAGCATAAGCTGTTGGTGTTGCTGTAATTGAAGTTGTTGCACCTGCTCCGCCTTGATGTCCTGAAGAGCCTGGAACTCCAACTGCTGTTGCTCCACCGCCACCACCACCAGCATCACTAGGTGCTGGACCTGTTACTGGTGCTGAAGCTGCTCCATTTTGACCTTGTGCTGGAGTAACTGGGGGAGTATTTCCTGATCCACCTGCACCAGAACCATGTCCACCTCCACCACCTGAACCACCATTTCCGCCTACATTAGGAGTACCAGCTCCGCCTCCACCACCTGCTGATGTTACTGTTGAAAAAACTGAATTTGAACCTGAACAACCTATTCCAGATGAACCAGTTGGTCCACTTGCGGCTGTTCCGCCACCACCAATAGTTATTGGAAAACCTGTTGCTGTAACTGTAATTCTGTTTGGTGCGGTTGAATAACCATCTATTGGACTAGCAGTATAAGCATTTATTGGATTTTTAACTTCTCTAAATCCTCCTGCTCCACCGCCTCCTCCAGCACAACCATAACCACCACCACCTCCACCAGCAACAACCATATATGAAACTGTATTATTTGCTGATGTGCTTGATATTGAAGAAACACAAAATGTTCCAGGACCTGTGAAGGTATGTATTTTACAATCACCAGAAGTTGTTACAGTTCCTCCAGTGGCTGACATAAAAGTTGCTGCTCTTTCGTTAGATGTTGAATCTTGAACATTAAGCCAACCTTGTGTTCCATCTACATATATAAATGTAACTGATTGACCTTCAGTATTTAAAATTACATTTGCATTTACACCACCAATTTTTTCAGAACCATTTGGTGATACTGTTAAATTATTTGTTTGCCAAGTCCCTGCATAATCTGCAAGAGAAACTATTGCTCCAGCAGTTCCTGCTGGTAAGTTACAAGTAAAAGCTCCAGCTGTTGTATTACAAAAAAATCCATCTCCAGACACAGCTGAAAAAGTCGCTGTCTTTGGAGTTGTATCCCAATCCACAGTTCCTGTTCTACCAAAACCTGTCTGCGTTCCATTATTTGTAATTGTTACACCAGAAGGAATTGTGAATGTATCTCCACTATCTCCTAATGTGGTTGTACCACAAGCTGTTCTTGGACTAATTTTATTTACTTTTATTTCACTCATAATTTACCTACTGAAATTTGTATCTTATTATTACTATTCCACTACCACCATTTTTTCTAGCAGAATATCCACCACCTGCTCCTCCACCAGTATTTGCAGTACCATTTGAAGCTGCAGTACAAGATGGATATTGACCACCATTTCCTCCACCTCCAGAACCACCTGACCCTGCTGATTGATTTTCTGATCCACCACCTCCTCCACCAGCTCTTGCTGTTGGAGTTCCATTTATTGAAGAAGTTACACCTGCTCCACCATTACCACTAGCAGCTCCAGTTGCACCTGCAGCACCTGCTCCACCGCCACCACCGCCTCTTTGTGTGCTTCCACCACCATCTCCTGCTCCACCATCATTCCCTTGTGCAGGTGTTACAGGTGGTGTGTTTCCTGATCCTCCAGGATGACCACCTTCTCTACCACCGCCACCAGAACCACCTGGACCTCCAGCAGGAAAACCTGATGCTCCACCTCCTGTAGATGTTATTGTTGAAAAAATAGAATTTGAACCTTTTGCTCCACAAAGTGTTGGTGCTGGTGTTCCCCCTGCACCAACTGTAATTGGAAAAGCTGTTGCTGTTATTGAAACTCTATTAGCAGGAGTACAATAACCATCTAATGGACTTGCAGTATAAGGAGTTAATGGATTTTTAATTTCTCTGTAACCTCCAGCTCCACCACCTCCTACTGGATTTCCATTATGATTTGCACCTCCACCTGCAATTACTAAATATGAAACTACATTTTCAGGTGCAGCACTTGAAATACTAGATACACAAAAAGTACCAGGTCCAGTAAATGTATGAATTTTACAATTACCAGATGTTGTTACTGTTCCACCAGTAGCTGCTATAAAAGACCTACCTGTTACTGAATTAGATGTTTCTTGAACATTAACCCAACCTTCTGTTGAATCAACATATACAAAAGTTGCTGATTGACCTTCAGTTGATAATGCTACATCATTTGCAATACCACCTATTTTTTCTGAACCATTTGGACTTATTGTTAAATTATTTGTTTGAAAAGTTCTTGTATAATCTGAAACAGATACGATTGCACCTGCTGAACCAGCAGGAAGATTAACTGTAAATGCACCGCCTGAAGTATTACAGAAATATCCCTCTCCATTAGCAGCAGTAAATGTAGCTGTTTTAATACTTGATGTTTGCCAATCAACAGAACCTGATCTACCAAAACCTGATTGAGATGCACCTGAAGCTAAAGCAATAGTATCGCCACTTGCACCGATAGTTATTGTGTTAGAGCTTTCATTGATGATGTTAGCTCCGCATTGATTTTGTATGTTGTTTACTTTAATTGTACTTGTCATAATTATTGAAATTTATATCTTATTACTACTATACCACTACCTCCATTAGCACCAAGAGTATTATTACCCCCACCGCCTCCACCACCACCAGTATTAGTTGTTCCAGCTTCACCATTTACATTTGTACTGTTATTACTTGTACCACCTTGACCTCCACCACCTAAACCACCAGCAGCTCTATTTGGACTTAAAGGTATAAGTTGATCTCCACCTCCACCTCCTGCACCACCAGCATAATATCTAAATGAACCAGAAGATTCTCCATTACTACCAAAAGCTGTTGGTAAACCTGCACCTACCCCACCATCAGCTCTATTTGTTGGAGTTCCATCTTCTCCAGCTCCAATAGCACCACCTCCAGCACCACCAGTAACTTCTCCTCCTGGACAAGCACCACCATCAGTACCTTGAGCAGGACTAACAGGTGGAGTATTACCTGATCCACCATTTCTTCCATTTGTACCACAACCTGCTCCGCCACCAGATCCTCCATTTCCACCAGGTGCTGGGGGTGCGCCACCTGCTCCACCTCCTGCGGATGTTATTGTACTAAAAACTGAATTTGAACCAGCACATCCAACTTGTCCTGGATTAGCAGTATTACCTGATCCTCCACTACCTATTGTAATAGGATAACCTTGTGCTGAAGCTGTTAAAGTTGAACCTGCTAAAGGTTTACCTGGATAAGTTAATGGTGCTATACTTGGTGATGCAAATCTAAAACCTCCTGCACCTCCACCACCTGCTCTATCTGCTCCACCACCGCCTCCACCAGCAACTACAACATATTCTAATTGATTATTTCCTGCTGCGTTTCCTCCACAAGAAACTGTAAAAGTTCCTGGTCCTGTAAATGTATGAATTTTGTAATCTCCACAAGTGGTGATAGTTCCTCCTGTAGCAGCAACATAAGCTGCATTAGATCCTGTATCAGCAAAAGTTGATTGATGAATTGATCTCCAACCAACTGTTGAATCTATGTAAACCAAAGTTACTCCTTCACCCTCTGTTGTTAATTCTATTGGTCCTCCTGCATCACCACCATTAATTTTTTCACTTCCATTTGGATCTATTGTTAAAGAATTTGAATCAAATGTATTATTATAATCTTGTATAGAAACTATTGCTCCTGCACTTCCTGTAGGTAAATCTACTTCAAAAGAACCTGATGTTGTATTACAAAAATAACCTTTACCACTTTCTGCTGTAAAAGTTGCTGTCTTAATACTTCCTGTTTGCCAATCAACTGTACCACTACGACCAAAACCTGATTGACTAGCACCAGTTGCTAATTGAACTGTTTTACCAGAACTACCTAAAGTAAGTGTAGATCCGCATTGTACATCAACTGTATTTACTTCTATCTTACTCATACGATAACT